ACCCGGGACTGGCCTCGGCCGGTGGAGACCCCGAAATTTGGGGTAAGGCCACGGGCCGCATCGCCACCCGAGTGACCGAGACCGAGAAGGGTATTCCGGGCGAAGGTCCTGTCGCCGAAGAGGCAGGCAACGAAACAGGAGTGCCGGGGGCACCTGTCGCCCCCAAACCCGGCCCGCCGAACCCCGCGCCTCCGAGTGGTCCACCGGCACCTGCCGCCAGCCCGCCCACCCCGGCCGTAGCGGCGTCCGGGAACGGACACGGAAACGGCCACAAGGCAGGCCGCGACGGTTTGCCCACGGCGACATATAGGACAGGAGTAAAACCCGGCAAGCTGGACCGCAGGCGGGCCAAGCTGAAGGCGCTGGGGGCAAAGCTGGGGGCGGTGGACCGCTCGCTTCTCCAGCGCATCTCGGTACTGGCGGACGAGAGGCTCCATGCCGTCGTGCGCACCGCTGGCAACAAGCTCCGCTCGGCCGCTCAGGGCAGACCGCTGCTCCGGGCGAGCCTCAACGGAGTGAAGGACCCGCTCTACGTCCCCCGCATGCTGGGGCCTGCCAACGTCCACCAACTGGGGCTGGACGAGACGCTCCTGATCGACCAGGCCGCCCGATCCTTCGCCGACAAGGCCACCCCGTGGCTCTCGGACGCCCAGCAGGCCGTCATCGCCCGCATCGCCGAAGCGACGGACCAGGACCCGGACGAACTCATGGCAGACGTGGCGAGCGGTAGCACGGACTGGCTCCAAGCCGCGGCGGGAGTCCTGACGGCCGGGTTCCTCGCCGAAGCGGGCCGGTTCCTGTTCTCCCCCGTCCCCCAGACCGGCCCCGGTGAGGTCTCGGACATCGTGGCCCCCCGTGGTGCTATCCGGGACGCCCTGGCCCTCGCGGGAGGCGGGGATACGTCCGAGACGCCCCGTCCGGGCTTAGGCTGGGGTCCGATGGCTCAGGACGCTCTGGCTTCGGGAGACGCCACCACAGACGGGTTCACGTGGTCCTACAACGACCTTGCCCGAACGACCTTCCCTGGCCATCTTGCCCTTGACGGCATCACCTTCTCGTCATGGGACGATGACCAGTTAGCGACACAACCGGAAGATGACTGGATAGGGGAGTTCTACTCAGTAGGGGACCATTCGGGTTGTTCGTGCAGTGCGGATCCAATAGCCGTTTCGACCGAAGACGTAGGGGCGGAAGCCGAGTTGGTAGGAGCGGAAGCGTGACCGGGCCAGCGGTGATCCAGCCACCGCTTTATGTCACGGTGGACGGTGAGACCGTCGCCCACCGGCCCCACTACTTCTCGACCGCATGCCAGCATGATGAGCACGAGACCTGTCGGAAGGTCTGCAAGTTCTGCCCCGAGAAGTGCCGGTGTGACTGCCACAAGGGAGAGGGCGAGCCGTGATAGTTCTAGTTGGCATCCCTGCTGCCGGACTCGGATTCTTCGCAGTATGGACGTTCCTCAGTTGGCTGGATGAGCGATACGGGCTGTGGACTGTTCCTTATGGGCTCATCCGGGCACAGGTGTGGCTGAGGCTCGATTTCGACTGGTCCACCTACTCCGCTGACTGGCAGAGAAGCCAGATCCGGGAGGCCAAGGAAGCCCTCAACCTGAAAGGTCCCCGACGAGCCAAGCGAGCGGTTGCAAGGCTGGTTGAAGCTCGAGAGGAATCCATGAGTTGCACATCGACCTGACGGGCTGGCAGTTGCTGACCGGGGGCCTAGGCATGCTTCTAGGTTGGAGCGTCGGTGCATTCCTGTGGGGCTACGTCAAGGAGACCATCTCAATCCGTCGAAGAGAGCGAGGAGGATGACCGTGAAACCAGCGGCAACGAAGACCCGACGGGCCGTGACCGCGGCCACGCCTCCCCCACCCGTGCCGGATGCGCCCGCACCCGCCCCACCGGACGACACTGCTCCGACAGGCGATCAGCCCGACGTGGGCGGTGCCGCGATGGTGGCCTTCATGATCCCCCCCGACGTGGCCACCAAGCTGGCCGTGGACGGGGGACTGCCGCCCGAGAAACTCCACATCACACTCGTCTATCTCGGCCCCGATGCCACGACCACGCTGGACCGCACCGAAGTGGAGCAGGCCCTCAACGCCGTCCTCTCGGCCGCGGATGAGGACGAGGACACCGAGGAAGCCGCCGCGGGCCAGTCCGACTCCGACAACATCAAGGGAGTGTTCAACGGCGTGGCCCGCTTCACCGCCACGGAGGACCCGGACGGCTCGGGTACCCCCATCGTGCTCACCCTCGACGCCCCCGGGCTTGACGACTTCCGGGCCGATCTCGCCGAGGGACTCCACGCCATTCTGGACTTCCCCGAGGATACCCACGGGTTCGTCCCCCACTGCACGATTCAGTACGTGCAGGGTTCCGACACGGACCCGATCCCTCTTCCCCCGCCCCCGATGGTCGACGTGACCTTCGATTCCGTCACGCTTGCCTGGGGAGACCCCAGCGTGGCAGCGAACCTCACCACCATGCCCCTGGCGGGGACGGCCGACGCTGGAGACGACGTGGAGGCTCCCGCTCCCGCCGGTGCCACCCCACCCGCGATGGGACTTGCCACGGACCTCCCGCTCGGGGCAACCGGGGGCAGTGTCACGGACAAGCCCTGGGATGGCTCAGCGAGCAGGTTCAACGACGATCAGTACAAGCGGGCAGCGGCAGGATGCGATCCAGCGAGCAAGGGCCCGCCGAAGACGGCATGCTTCCTACCTCACCATGAGCCAGACGGGACGATCAACCGTAATGGCGTGCATGCTGCCGCGCAGCGCGTCGGCTCCCTCTCGGGACGAAGCCCGGACGCGGTAGCCACCGCCAAGGGCCACCTTCGCAGCCACTACACGAAGGATCTCAAGGAGGACCCCCCGGACAGCGTGATGGAAGTGGCCGGCGAGACGAGTGAGGAACTCGCGCCCGACGTGGCCCCAGCTACCGACGGTGAAGGCCGCACCATCCCCGCTCCGGGCCCGCTGGGCATGTTCGAGGCATGCCTGGTTACTGAGGGCGTCCCGACTGACGAGGTGTTCCCCGACGAGAACGGCGACATGACGGTCATGGGACGGCTGATCCCTCCTGGCGTGCTGACGTGGCGCACCCCTCCGCTCCCTGGTGGCTTCGCAATGGACGAGATGGGCAATCCTGCTGACATGGGCCACGCCAACGCCCCCATCGCGTGCAACGCCCTGACGGTCACTCGGGAGGGAGACCGGATCCTGGCCCGTGGCCCCTACGCCGACAACCCAGCCGCCGGATTCCTCAAGGCGGCGGTTGACAACGGGGCTGCCATCGCGCCGTCGATTGACCTGGGTGCCTCCGATGTCTGGGACATCACCACCGACGCCGACGGCAAGACCGCCCGAACCCTGCTGTCCGGTTCCATAGCGGGCTTCGTGGTCCTGCCCTACGAGGCTCAGCACTCCACGGACACCGGAGAGTGGCTCACGTGGTTCCGCTCGGCCTCTGACACCGCCCTGACGCCTCCGGAGGCCATGCCCGAGACGATTCCCGCAGAGGTGCCGGTTGCGGCCTCCGCGGTGGTGGCCTGCGGTGCAGAGTCGTTCGGCGCTCCCCTCTATCCGCCCCGGTCGTGGTTCGAGACCCCTGCACCGAACGATGGCGAGATCGTCGGCCCGACCTACACGGACGAGGGGCAGGTGTTCGGCCACGCCTCGGGCAGTACCTGCCATATCGGCATCCCCGGGACGTGCCTGCGGGTGAGCGACGACATGCTGGACCGGGACTTCCGTGTCTTCCACAAGGGGCTGGACGGCAAGCACCGGGGGATCAAGACGGCCGAGGGAGACTTGATCCAGGTGGGGCAGGTCACGCTCGCAGGGGGTCATGCCGACACCCGTCTCGGAGCGGCCGACGCCCGGAAGCACTACGACGACACGGACAGCGTGATCGCCAATGTCCGGATCACGTGGGACGAGAAGGCGGGAGCGCCGTGGATGGCGGGGGCGATCCAACACACCGCCACCGAGGGCCAGGTACAGCAGATGCGGGCAGCGGGAGAGGTATCGGTGGACTACCGGGAACTGGAGGACGGCAGGCTGCACCTGATCGCACTCCCGGTCGTGCCCCGCGGCGGCTTCCCGCCCATGCGCGCCCTCTCGGCCGGCGGGGAACTCAAGACGCTGATCCTGACCGCATCCTCACAGGCTCCTGCCGATGCCGGAGTGGACACCCCCGAGGCATCCACTCCCCCGACGACAGATGCCCTTGTGGTCGAATTGACTCGGGATCTCTACCTTCGACGGTTTGCCGAAGAGGGCGCTCTCTTGGCTTCGGCCCACGCTCGGGAGAAGGAGCGGCTGGGGGCACTGGTGCGGTGAGAGCGCCTCTCTGGGCAGCCCTGTCGCTGGCCTTCCTTGCAGTGGCGGGTACGGCAGTCGTGTGGGCTGGCCTCAATCTGACGCTGGGCTGGAATGGTGGATGGTGGACCAAGCACTTCATCGATATCTCCTCTCGCCAGATGGCGTGGCGGCTGACGGTGATTGAGGGACTGATCGGCGTGACAACCTTCCTCGTGCTCTACCTCTGACGCCCGACTACTACGGTGACGAGACAGAACCTAGGGGACCTCGAAGGCACGGGCGCGCTGCTGCGCCGTAGCTACCGAGAGTCCATACCGGAGGCCATCCGTGCCTATAGGGAGAGGTTCGGCATGGCCGACTCGGAGCCGGTGAAGATCATCGGTCCCGAGCATCTCGTCAGGGGCCTCACGGACCTTGAAGGCGTCGGCAACGTGCAGGTGGAGTGGCACGATGGCGGGATGGGTGTCTACCTGACGGACTCCCGAGGCTATCTGCACATGGAGGGCGGGATGCTGGACCTCGGCCCCATCCTCGGCTGGCGTGGGTGGCTCAGGTATAGTCGTCTCGGTCGGTGGTGGAGGGATGCCCGAGACTTGGGCCGACTGGCTATGCGGCGGGAGTAGCGGAGAACGGTTGCACGAAACGGTGCAAGGTGCGAGACTCTCCGGAAGTTCCCCAGCGTCCAGATGGGCGTAGGGGGCGAGGGCGTCTCGAAGGCGTCCGGCAAGCGAAGCACCTGGGAGCCCGACTGGCCCCGGATATCTTGTCGGCGCGTACGAAAGGCCCTTCCCCGTGAAGCACCCCCCGACCCCAAGCGGTCGATTCGCGTTCCCCCCCGGCACGTTCCCACTGGACCACCCGTTCCGAGTCCTCCACGCTCCCCCGACGGACACCGGCACTACCCAAGCCCAGCCCCTGATTCCCGATGACCTCTCCACGCTCGACCCGAAGGCGCTGGCGAAGACCGAAGCGGACCTGCTCAAGAAGGGCAACCGCATCAAGGACGCCCCCGCCTCCGCTGAGACCGTGGCGGAGCTTCGGGAAGTGGTGGACGCACTCGGCAAGGTACGGGCCGAGGTGCAGAGGCGGGCCGACGAATCCGCCCAGCATGAGGCCGAGAAAGCCGAGCTCATGGCGGCTCTTGAGCCCGCAGCTGAGACGGACCCGGAAGCACCCGAAGAGCCCGAGACCGAGGAGCCTGAGGCCGAGCCGGAAGCACCTGAGGCCCCGTCAGTCGAAGCGGTTGCTGCCGCTGCCACCCCGACCCAGCCCGTCCGGACCCGTCCCCGTGCCCCGTCCGTGACGGACATCCCCCAGAGCGCCAAGCGCCCCGAGGCCCGCCCGAACCTCGCTCCTACGGGTTCGACCGTCACGCTGACGGCCGGGGGGGACATCCCGGGCTTCTCCGCCGGCATGCCCATTGAGGAAGCCGACATCGGCCGGGCCTTCGCCGAGAAGGCCCACGCGCTGCTGGCGTCCGGTCGTGAAGGGTCATCGGCGAACGTCATCTCCATGCGGATCGACTACCCCGAGGACCGTCACCTCTCGCCCCGCAACACCGCCTCAGCGACCGAGGAACAGGTCAACGCCGTCACGGCCTCGGGAGCCCGCACGAGGGGCCTGACGGTCCACAAGGACACCCCGAAGGCAGTGGTGGCCGCTGGCGGGCTCTGCGCCCCCGTGGCGGTGGACTACTCGCTCATGACCCTCGGTACGCCTCGCAGGCCCGTCCGGGACGCTCTGGTCCGCTTCGGAGCCGAGCGAGGAGGTATCAGGTTCATCACCCCGCCGCACCTCAGCGATGTGGCCCCAGGCGTGAATCTCTGGACCCACCAGACCGACGCGGCATGGACCACTGGAGCGGCCACCAAGCCCTACGTGATCGTGAAATGCGGAGTCGAAACGGTCGTGCAGGTGGACGCGATTGTCTTGGGCATGGTGGTGGGAAACTTCGACCGCATGACGTTCCCCGAGCACTTCGCCGCCTGGTGGCAACTGGCTCAGGTCCAGTTCGCCCGCTTCGCCGATGGGCGTCTGCTGGACCAAATTGCCGCAGCCTCGGTCGCCACCACGTCCGCTCAGGACCTGGGTGCTGCACGGGACATCCTGGTCCACCTAGGTACCGCCGCTGCCGGTTACCGCTCCCGCAACCGCATGGAGGACGACGAGATCCTGCAAGTCCTTCTCCCAGCATGGACACGAGACATCATGCGGGCCGATTTCACCCGACAGCACCCAGGCGACGAAGCTGTGCAGCTCGCAGACTCCGAGATCGACGGTTACCTGGCAGCATCGAACCTTGAGGTGACGTGGTATCTCGACACCCCCAGCACAGGCGTCAATCAGGTGTTCACGAGCCAGGGAGCGGGTCCGCTTGAGGGCTTTCCGTCCAAGATCCAAGCCTTCATGTTCTCCCCCGGGTCATTCCTCCACTTGGATGGCGGGGTGCTGGACCTCGGAACGGAAATTCGGGACTGGACGCTGGACCAGCAAAATAACGTAGCTGCGCAGTTAGAGTCATTCGAGGCAGTCGCGTTTCACGGTGTTGAGGCACTTGGTCTGAGTTTCACCGTATGCCCCAATGGGTGGACTTCAGCCCCGACGACGCTGGCCGCTTGCGGAGGTTCGTAATCCTCACCGGGCGTTTGCAGGGATGGGGCCTCTTGGCTCTGTCCCTGCATGTCCCGGGGATCGTAGATGTGGAAGAGGGCATCAGGATCCATCCCCATCCGAATCGCCTTGCGCCGACGGGCCGCGGCCCACTCTTCCGGCGTTCGGTTGTGCTTCTCGCCGTTGCACCGGTCGCACGCTCCCACCACGTTCGACAGGGTGTGGGAGCCTCCACGGGCCAGAGGCACGATGTGCTCGACCACAAGAGGCGTGGCGAAGTGGTGGCAGTAGGCGCAGATGCCAGCCTGCGCTGTCATCAACTCGGCTATCTGCTCGCCGGTCAGGTCGTTCACAGGCGCGTTCGCAACCAGCGCTCTCCGCTGCTGGCTGTAATTCCGGTACCGTTCTGGATCCTTGGCTCTACCCTTCCGGTACGCCTCAGCGCCCTTGCCAGCTTGCTGGAAACGAACCTGTCGAGCCGCAACGATCAGGGGATCCTCACCCATCGCGGGCATGTTGGGCCGGAACCCTTCTCTCTGCCGTGCGGCGACCTTGCGTCGGCCCTTGGTGCATTCCTTGCATTCGGCCAGATGTCCTGCGTAGTCGTCCCGTTTGGACGTAAAGGCGTAGTAGTCGGTCAGGGGTTTCCACTCTCGACACCACGAACACTCTTGTCCTTCGGTGCCGTTGATGGTGGTCACTACCCGCAGGCGCCGTTCCTTCATCCCCGCTTCCCGACGTCGCTTGGCTGCTCCGGGCTTCATGGCATCGCCAGCACACCGCTTGCAGTGCCGGTCAGGCAACCCGTCCGACCGCATGTAGAACTCGGAGATCGGCTTGACCTCATGGCAGGTCAGGCACTCCCGGGGCAAGGTCGGATCGGGCGGGGGCTTGACGAGAGGCGTCAGGGGCTTGCCCTTGAGCAGTTGGGCGTAGTGCCCACCGCACAGACCCTTGCTCCGGTTGGGCTTGCCGCAGTTGGGGAACGAGCAGAACGGCTCGGTGTTCGGTGTACCCTTGGGCACGTCGGTCCTCCTATCAGGATCGGCCAGGTCCCCAAGCGCGATAACGCTGTGGGGACCGCTCCATTCTACGGCTGCGTGCCGACAGCCAAGCGCCCAAAGTGGAGCATGAAGGAACCCTCATGTTCGAGGGCGGCATAGAGGTGGGACAGGAGACGGTCGTGCCCGAGCAGTTCGCCCCGGTGGCTTCGGGCGCGGCCGGTCTCCGTATTGCTCTCTGGGGAAATCACCAGCCCGGTTTTCAGCCCAGCCCGACTCATCCCACGAGGTGGGCCACAGAGGTGCATCTCGCCCTGTCCTTGGAGTCGCTCGGCCATACCGTCGAACGGCTCCAGGAAGGCGAGGTGCGGGCCGTGGACGTGTGCCAGCGCGCGCGGGACTTCGGTACCGACCTGTTCTGCTGGGTCCAGACGTACGGGTTCGCAGTCACGGGGGGCACGAGCGAGGAACGGCACCAAGCCATCGCGGATCTGCGGGCCTCGGGCATCCCCACCCTCTCCTACCACCTCGACAAGTGGTGGGACGTGCGGGACGGGCGAGCAGACCGCATTCCCACGGAGGCTTTTTTCAGGTCCGATTTGTTCTGTACCGCGGACGAGGGTGGGGGACGATGGCAGGAGGCGGGGATCAACGCTGTGTGGTGCCCGCCAGCCGTCTACCATGCCGAGGCGGTCTCGGGTACTCCCCGGCCCGAGTACCGGGCTCCCGTGGCGTTCGTAGGGTCGTGGCGGGGCCACTACCATCCCGAGTGGACTCACCGGATGGACTTGGTGAACCACCTTCAGCGCCGATGGCCCCAGACGGGATTCTGGCCCAAGCGGGAGCAGATCCGGGGTGCGGCTCTCTCGGACCTCTACGCCTCGGTTGACGTGGTGATTGGGGACTCGTTCATGACGCCGGGGAGCAGAGCGTTTCATTCGGACCGCATTCCAGAAACGCTGGCGAGGACAAATACCGCTATTTTTCTTCACCCCTACAACGAGGGGTTGGAGGATCTGTACCAGGACGGGGTTCACCTCCGCTACTGGCCGCTCGGGGACTGGGCCGAGTTGGACCGGCTGATCGCCCACTACCTCAAGCACAAGGACGAACGACGCCAGATCGCCGAGCAGGGACAGGCGCACGTACGGGAGAACCACACGTACAGAGAACGCCTTAGTTGGGTCGTCCCGATGGCCTTAGAGGCCCACGAGCGGCGGAAAGTGGCGGTGCCGTGAGTGTGGCGATGACCGAAGACGTGGAGGCGGAACGCGCCTATTGGGATGCCTCCGCTGTGGGGAATGGCCGGGGCGAACTTTTCTCGGTCCCCGGCATCGACGGGTGGGAGGCCGGGATCGACGCCTGCCTCGCCCAGATCGTCCCGGCCCTGACGCCGGCACTCCGCAAGGGAGGCAGGATTCTCGACCTCGGCTGCGGCCCTGGCCGCCTCACGTTTCCCCTTGCCGAGCGCTTCCCAGACGCCACCATCATCGGCGTGGACCTCTCGCCCAAGATGATTCACACGGCCCGCAATGTCGCCGAGGAGATGGGAGTCCCCAATACCCGGTTCATGATCGGGAACGGACGAACGCTTCCCCGGACTCTCGCTCGCCTAGCCGGGGCTTTCTCGGTCCTGACCCTCCAGCACCTCCCGGCTGAGGCGCAGGAAGGCTACGTCCGGTCCATTGCGGCCAAGCTCGAGCCAGACGGGGTGGTGCGGCTCCAGTTCGTCATGTCCGAGGTGGATCACTTCCTCTCGCACGGGGTACGCGTCACCGCCGTTGAGGGCTGGTGCCGAGACGCTGGGCTTGCGGTGACGATGGTGGACTTCGGGAACGTGGACGAGTCGTGGGCGTGGGTGACCGCGGGAAAACCATGAGACCACCACCTGCCAACGCGTGGGATGTGTATGTGGAGGAGGTAGTTGCCTCCATCCCAGCATCGACCCTGATCTGTACCGAGTGCTGGCAGGAGTTCCCTCGGGAGCAGATCCAATACTGCATGGACGCACTCCAGTCGCCATGTTGCCAAGGGGCGTGGTGCCGACCGGTCAATGTGGAGTGGGCCAAACTTCATCACCATATGACGCCCGGCTGTGGGAGTTTCTGCGTCAGCATGTCGCCCCTTGGTGTCGGACCTCGGGAGGCACTGTGAAGACGGCTCCGCACCCGAACGACATGAGCGTTTGGGCCGATATCGCCTGCCAGCGAGGCCACGACGCCCACCTATACAAGTTGGCCGAGGTGCGATTGGGAGGCCAGAGCGGCTACCACGACTACCCTCCCGTTCCTGCCCGGTTCGCCCGGGACTTCGAGATGTGCGTCTTCGAGTGGCGGGAATACGGCGACGGCCCCTACTGCCCCGGCCACGATGCGGTCTCCGAGACCATCGACCTGCTGGGGATTTGGGAGCCCCCCGAGACAATCCTTGCCCTCACGGTGTTCGAGTCTGCGCTCCCGGGGTCTGTGTTTATCGACCTGGGAGCGCAGATCGGGTGGTACTCCCTGCTGGCAGCCTCCTATGGCCACGAGGCGATCTCGGTGGACGCCGACCCGGAACCGCTGCGGCTCCTTGCCGACTCGGCGAAGCGGAACGGGTGGGACAGCCTCGTCCACCCCTGGCATCTCCGCCTCGGGCCCGACACCATCCCCCTGCCGGCAGCGGAGTACCGCCTCGCCAAGCTGGACCTCGAAGGAGCCGAGTTCGACGGCATCCGGATCCTGCGCCCGTCGCTCGAGGTCGGCCTCGTGGATCACCTGCTGGTCGAGTGCTCCCCAGTCTTCGCTCCCGGCTATGGCGAGCTGGTGGAGTCCGTCATGGCGCTCGGGTACGTGGTCTACACATTGCCGCCCAAGGCAATCCCTCCCCACCGCCTGAAGGACCCTGAGCGAGACCTGACCCGCCTGACGGGAGACGTGGCCGGGACGGTCAACGGGTGGCGGCAGGAATCGGTGTGGCTACGGCGGGAAGACGCCTCATGGTGACGATCTCCTGTCCTGCCAAGGGTTGCAAGGAGCGGATCGTCTACCGCTTCGGCGTGGCCACCTGCCCCAAGCACGGCGTCATCCGCTCTGGCCCCAAGGAGGCAAGGTGAGGGCCATCAAGATCCCCACGCTCTGGGTTAGCAGGCGAGCGGAGATCCTGAGCCGAGGATCAGATCCTGAGTCGCGACGCCTCGAAGGCGGCTGCGTAGACAGAATCAATGTAGGGGTTCAGTCCGGCCTCTCGTCTGCGAGCACGACGGGCATTCTCCGCCGGGGTGACTGCCTCGAGGTGCATCGGATCTACGCACCTTCGATGCCGACAAGGCCCTCCGGGACAGGTCAAATCATTGGTGTGGCATGTATGGTCAATATGCAAGCCAACGGGGATAGGGCCAAGGAACCGCTCGTACGACCACCGATGCGCAGACATCTTACGACCGTAGACAGTGAACCAGCCGTACCCGGTTCCCTTGACGCATCCTTGCCATTCCAAACAGCCGGTCTCACCTCGACGGACCAAGCCCCAGAATCGCTCATCGGGCGTGCCGAGATCGAACCGGCGGTACTCCTTGAGGAGAGCGGGCCCACCTGGTACACCCCATCGCCGCTGACGCGCGTAGTGCATGTCACAAAGGCCCTTAACGTTGGCAGGCTTAGCGCATCCGTCGACGGTGCACTCATGTATTCCCACGATTCGATTCCGAATCGGCTCCAATGGGGAGACCACTCCATGGTTAGCCCAGCGTTCGTAGTGAGCGGCGCACCACCCACGTCCGTGTACTGGTCGGGAGCAGCCATTGACAGAGCACTCCTGTATGGGCTTGGCAGCGGATTTCTCTCGTGCGTCGTCCCAACGGCAGGCCGCGTGCCGTTTTGGACTGTGACTCCGTGTCTCAATAGGCAGACCACATCGGGAGCACAAGGGGCGCACCGATTTCGACGGCAGCGGAGTAAGCGGTCGACCGGTTCGCCACTGGGCGTAATGGGAGGCACACCACCCTCGGGCCTTGGTCGGCAAGATACATCCGTCCACAGAGCAAAGTACGGTGCCCTTAGGTTTACGAACCAATTCGGCGGAACCTGGATCTCCGGATGCCTGCCAGCGCGCGTAGTGGGTCCAGCACCAGCCTCGCCCCCGCGCGGGTTTGTCGCAGCCGGTTACAGAGCAGATCTTGGGTGGCTTGTTGTTCCGTTGATTATTCAGGCGACGCGTGTCCCAAGGAGTCTCGAGTTCTTGGCCACGCTGAAGTCTGGCGTAGTGAGAGGCGCACAGTCCCCGGGTGGCACTCGCTCGGTCGCACCAAGAGACGGAACAGGTAGGCTTACTGATTGTCGATTCCTCCCACAAGGGATCGGCCACGGCCCCGGGCGTTGCCACGTCGCGGGGTCTTTAGTGCCCTCCATTCTATCTCTTAGGAGGGCAGCATGAGGATCCCTCTCATCTTCGTGTCAAGACACACAGATGTGCTATCGCACAAATACGCCGACATGGGCTTCCTCGAAGCCGTCCTCGCTGGCCAGGTATGGGATCCGCCCGGGGCCTTCACCTTCGAGCACTACGTAGATGTGGGCCGACCGGGCAGTACGTACCCCGACGCCTTCCCGGATGTGGACGGGGCGCTCGTGGTGCTGCCCGCCCGCCACCATGCCTCGGAAGCGGACGTGGCGTGGTTCCTAGGGCAACTGGGGCGCCTCTCGTGGTCTGTGGTGATCCTCGCTGGCGACGAGGAGTGGGCCTTCCCAGCCCACATGGTTCCGGGACCGAACAGGCGCGTTTGGTGTATGCAGCCCCGCCCCGAGCACGAGGGCATGGATGGGATGCTCCCCGGAGGCTGGTATCCCGGGACCCGTCAGGGAATCCGCCCGCATGGCGTGCTCGGTCCCCGTCCGCTCGACTGGTTCTTCGGGGGCCAGGTGACGCACGAACGCCGGCAGGAGGCAACGAAGGTGCTGCGGGGCATGGTCACGGACTTCCCGTGCCGCCTGATCGAGACGGCTGGCTACCTCCAAGGGGTGCCGATGCCCGAGTACATGGCGTTCCTGAGCAGCGCCAAGGTCATCCCCTGCCCGTCCGGTCCCTGCACGGTCGATACGGCGAGGCCCTTGGAAGCCCTAGAGGCCGGGTGCGTGCCTGTGGTGGACACCGTGACGCCCCGGGGCGAGTCCTACGACTACTGGGCCCTGTGCTTCGGCGACGACTGCCCGCTGCCCCGGATCCGGGAGTGGAGCGACTTCCCCGCCATCCTGCGCCGGGAGCTCGCCGACTGGCCTACCAACGCGAACCGCCTGAGCGCGTGGTGGCAGCAGTGGAAGCGCTCCACAGTCCACAAGCTCCACAACGACCTCCGGGCCGTGAGCGGCTCTACCTTCCAGCCCGAGACGCCCGACGAACTCCTGAGTGTCATCGTCACCACCAGCCCTACACCGGTCCATCCATCGACGGCCGATCTGGACACGACGATCTCGGCCATCCGCAACCAGCTCCCCCACGCGGAGATCATCATTGCGGCCGACGGGGTACGGCCCGAGCAGGAGGACATGCGGGCCAGTTATGACGAGTACCTCCGTCGTGTCACTTGGCTATGTAACTTCGAGTGGCGCAACACCGTTCCGTTCCTTGCCCCTGAGTGGCTCGCCCAGGCCGAGTTGACCCGGCAGGCCCTCAAGTTGGTCCGCACGCCACTGATCTTGTTCGTGGAGCACGACCGGCCTCCTTTGGGCATCATCGACTGGGCCGGGATCTGCGGCCTCGTGCAGTCGGGCCGGGTGAACGTCGTGCGGCTCCACGAGTCCCCAGAGATCCACCCCGACCATGCCCACCTGATGCTCGAGGACCACGCTGTGTCGTGGGACGGGGTTCCGATCCGACGCACGATGGCGTGGTGGCAGCACCCTCATGTGATCCGCGCCGTCACGCTGAAGGTCTTCCTGGAGGACCACTTCGATCCCCGGGAGCGCACGATGATCGAGGACCGGCTCTACCAGGCAGCAGAGAACGACTGGTTCGACCACCGCATCCCGGCTTGGAACCGCTGGAGACTCGCCATCTATAGCCCCTTGGGCGATATGAAGCGCTCAACCCACCTCAACAGCCGGGGGGATGAGCCAAAGTGGCCCAACGTGGCGGCCGAGGTACCGGCATGAGCGAGGCTGCCGCAGAGCGGCGACGACGGGCTGAGAACCCCTACCATCTGCCGACCGATCTGCTCTCCCATCACGAGTTGGCGGAGATCCGGTGGCGTCTCACGGAGAACCCGAATCGCTACGTGGGCGATCCTGAAGCTGCGCGCCTTGATGTCCTGCGGCTGCTAAACGAGGTAGAGGCATGGCGTGCGGTTGAAGACGCCGCTGGAGAACGGACGGTTGTCTTCATTCCTGATCCGGGGCTACTCGAATGACCATCCGCATCGCGCTGCTGGTTCGGTCCGACCACAGAGGATTGGGGACCCAGACAAGAGATTACTTCCGTCACCTGAACCCGGCCAAGACGCTCCACATACGAATGACCAACCCGCACGGGTCCTGGACGCCCTACGTCGAACGGCAGGCCGAGTGGTATCCGGGCATCCCGAGCGCCGATTTTAACGGCCACTCCGGGACTGTAGACGAGGATGCCTACCGCTGGCTCCTGACCGACGTGGATGTGCTGCTCACGGCCGAGACCGCCTACGACCACCGGGCATGGGGATGGGCACGAGAGATGGGGGTCCGGACCGTGCTGGTAGCAAACCCGGAATTCCTGGGGCCCGACAAGCTTGTGGGGGTGGGACCGGACCAGATCGTCCTGCCTTCGCCTTGGCGGCTGGGCACGATCCCCGGTGCCATCCATGTCCCCCAGCCGGTCGATAGGGGAGTCTTCGCCTTCTCGCCTCGGCCGCTGGGGGACCCCCCGCGCTTCCTGCACGTCGTGGGGCATCAGGCCATGCGGGACCGGGCCGGGACGGAGATCGTGCTGGACGCCCTGCGGTTCCTCCGCAACCGCATCGACCTCACCATCCGGACCCAGGGGCCGCTCTCGGCCCCCCAGGACCTCCGCCTCCGCTCGCTGCCCCGCAACCGTATTCCGGCCATCCTGAAGGGCGATATCGAGGATCCCCGGGACCTCTATGCGGGCTACGACGTGCTGGTGGCTCCTAGACGGTACGGAGGGCTGTCCTTGCCGCTTCAGGAGGCCGCGTCGTGTGGGCTGGCGATTCTGGCCGGCAACCGGGAACCCGAGTCGTCTACCCTGCCCACGGAGGGGCTGGTCCCCATCACTCCCGGTAGGCCGGCGAGGTTTCAGAGCGGGGTGATGTTCCTCGAGGACGTGGTACCTCGAGAGTTGGCAGCCGCTATGGACCGCCTTGTCGAGAACCCCGCCACGGTCGCACGCCTCTCGGCTGCCTCGGATGCCTATGCAGCCAGCATCGACTGGAACGTTCTTCGTCCCCGCTGGCTAGCCGTCTTGGAGAGCGCGGCGAGGGAGTTGGTGGCCCCGTGATCGACGCCTACTGCTCCCAGCCTCAGTACGCTCGTCATCTCTTGCCGATCTGGGAAGCACTGCCGTCTGAGCACCGGGGGACACTCTACGTGAGCGGCAGGCTTCTGGACGACGCTGGGGTGATGGCCGCGGGGGCCAAGCCCAAGGACTCAAGGCTGATGTCCCGTGGTCCGAGGGTTCTCGTGGCCTCTCACATCGACTATCAGGCCGTGTCGGGCTACCGACGGGTGATCTTGGCTCAGCACGGGGCAGGTCAGTCCTACGGGGCCGACAGCGATCCGGGGGTGAACCGCTGCCCCTCCTATGCCGGCGGGGACAACCAGGACCGGGTGGACCTGTTCCTCGTGCCCGGCCTACGTCCGGCGCAACGCACGAGGGAGCGGTATCCCCACACTCCGGTAGCAGAGATCGGCTGCCCCGTCCTGGATCGGTGGCTACTCAATCCCCCACAGCCGATGAACGCTCATCCCATCGTGGCTCTCGCGTGGCACTGGGAGAACCAACTCTGTCCCGAGACCCGCTCGGCCCTGCCGCATTTCAAATCCGCGCTGGCCGATCTGACCTCGCGGTACACCGTCATCGGCCACGCCCATCCCCGAGCTCGCAACCTCGTCTCCTGGCTCTACGACTCCCTCGGGATCGTGTGGGCCGACTATGAGACGGTGATGACCTCGGCCGATGTGCTCTGTACCGACAACAGCTCGGTCGGGTTCGAGGCCATGGCGGTGGGCAAGCCGGTGGTGTGGATGACGCCCCCGTGGTACCGGGACGTGGACCACGGGATCCGGTTCGGCCACGACTTTCACTCTCGACCTTACCTTGAGGCCCGGGAGCCGTGGCAGTTGGTCCCCGCCGTGGGGGACGCCCTACGGGGCTACGGCCGGGTGGACATGTCGCATGTTTACACCCACATGGATGGTCGGTCTGCCGAACGTGCTGCGGCGGCCATCGTGGCACTGGATGAGGAGGCTGACGCCATGAGACTTGCTGCCGGGGTGACACCTTGAGCGTCAACGGCCCCCGGGTCCCGATCCTCGCCCCGGACATCCTGCCCCCTACCCAGAGCCTGATCGAAGGGGCGTTCTCACCCACCGCTGCGGAACTGGCCGAGATCGGGCAGCGGTGGGGACTGGGGATGGAGTTCCGCTCCATCCTCTGCACGGGTGACCCGACTGCCTACGATGTGTGCGCCCCTGTCCACAAGCCGGAGGGAACGCGCTCGGTTCTCGAGGACGTGGACCCGTTCGTCGTGGCGGTGGACGATACCTGCTCAACCTTCGGGTTCGCCTACAACGACTACGTAGGGCGGGCACTGCGCAAGCACCGGGCAATGGAGTCATCCGTCATCGCCCATGAGTTCTGGACCGGGGCGATAGCGCCGAACTCCTTCCACCTCGCCGCGGGCAATGCCGTGACGGACGTGAACCCCGGTTCCGTCATGATCCCCTCGGAGGCCGTGGCGCTGCTCGACCAGGAACTCGGCGAGTGCCTCCACGGAGCCCGAGGGATGATCTACTGCACCGCCCGGGTGTATCTCAACCTCTTCCTCGCTGCCGGCCTCTACCGGCCCCCGGGGTCCAAGCAGACCTTCACCCACATGGACAACATCATCGTGGCGGACGCTGGCTTCCCCGGAACGAGCCCGAGCGGGGGGATCGAGTCCGTAACGGTGGAGTGGATGTACGCCACCGCCCCGGCCAAGGTCTACCGCTCCAAGCCTGTGGTCTACCCGAACGAGGGAGACCCGATGTGGCAGGCGGTGGCCCGGGACCGCAATGACGTGACCTTCCGGGCCGAGAGCCTCGCCGCGGTCGTGGTCGATCCCTGCTGCCTGTTGGGGATCCGAGTCGCGGTGGGAGTGGGAGAGCCGTGGGGTGAGGGAGTGGGGCAGGCCCTTGTGGACCACTCGGGGACCATCGCCAACGGCGGGGCTGCTCAGACCGTGATGGCAGCGAACACGAGCCGACGGTACCTGCTGATCGAGAATCTGTCGTCGGGGGATCTGTGGTTCAACTTCACCACCACGGCGGTGATCGGTCAGCCCTCTCTCAGGCTGCCACCTGCTCCGTCATCGTTCGTCATGGAGGATTCCCCGATCTCAAGCGAGGCCATCTCGATTATCGGGGCCACAACGGGCCAAGCATTCACTGCCAAGGAGGCATAGATGGGTTTCTCCTTTCCGCCAGGAGGTGGTGGAGGTGGCGCTGGCTCACCTGTGGTCCGTAAGTTCCCCTTTGTCTTTGATACTCCGGGCATCCTCACAGGTGCAGCGCTCTACACACCGACGCTTGGTGACATTCTGCTTGATGCATGGATCGAGGTTGATACGGCTTGGAATGGGACAACGCCTACTGGCGATGTAGGCACCTTCGTTAGTGCCTCGTTCGGCATGTGGGTGAACGTAGGCGGTGGAGTCGATATGTCCAGGGCAGACAGCACCTTCGACACGGCCGGTCCACTGTTCGGCGTATCCCCCAGCTTGGTCAGCTTCGGGACCAACGACATCGGACAGAGTGCGGCGGCTGTTGCAGGACATGGACCCGGGACGGGGATCCGCCAAGTGCCTGCCAAGTTCACCAGCGCCGATCCTATCAAGGTGTGCGTCTCGCAGGACGGGTCGAATGCCGGTTTGGATCCCGGCTCGACTCAGGGCGCGGCAGTCCTCTACCTAGTGACAGTGACCCCAGCATGAACCGTAATTGTGCTGTACCGAACGAGGAAAGGAGAGTAATCGCATGGCGAACCTGACCTGCAACGGAACCCCGTTCGGGGCCTGCGCGATTCGGGTAGCAAAGCTGGATGCCTTTGGGCTTCCAATGGTGGGGGCAGGGAACGCCTACGTGACCAACGCTCCCATCGAAGTGAAGTTCGTCAAGTCCAAGACGACCGGGACGAAGTTCAAGCAGAACGACGGGTGCGGCAACCTGAAGGTCAGCATCCAGCAGCCGGACCAGGTGGACGGCATGACGATCAGCATGACGCTCTGCCAGCTCGACGCCGAGTTGCTCTCATTCCTCACCGGAGGCGAGTTGATCTCGTTCGGGGGCAACGTGGAGGGCTACTACGAGCCCGCGTTGGGACAGGTTTCGGGCAATGGACTTGCCTTTGAGGTGTGGGCGCAGAACTGGACCGGCGCGCACCTGAATCCGACCCGCCCCTACATCCGCTTCGGCTGCGGAAAGACTGTGTGGACGGCAGGGGATATCGACCTCAAGGAGGCCATTGCTACTATTCCCGTCGATGCTGTTGCATACGAGTCGCCCAATTTCTACAACGGTCCCTTCGGCGATTGGCCGCTCGGCCCCACCGGCCTGGGCATGGACCGCATCCTGGGTTGGTTCTACGACACCGCCATCCCTGTAGCATCCTGCGAACCCATCGCCGTACCCGCTTCATAAATAGTGGTCTGGTTTCGGTTCCCGGTTGGCGAAGTAGTGACAGCGAGGGCAGAGCCATTCAACGTCTAGCCAATGGGTGGGATGGTAGCCACGGTAGTGGTGCGCGTGTAGGGGCCCGACCTTTTCGCAGCGGTCGCACGCGTCGGGCCGTATCAACTCGCCCTCTTCCAATGCCCACTGGACCGCTCGTTTGGCTCCTCGCTGGCCGGGATGAGTTTTTATCCATTCCAACTGCCGTGCCTTTGCTTTCGCCTTGGCCTCGGGACGACTATTCGATTTCTTCGCATATGCCTTCATCTTTTCAGGATGGTCCCGATGCCACTGCTTCTGGTATGCCGTCACCTTCTCAAGATTGGCCTCTCGGTACTTTCGAGATTCAACGACGCGACAGGGCTTGCAGTTGGGGCGGTATCGGTCAGCGTAGGAACTTATGCGGGAGAATTCGGAGAGAGGTTTTACTAGTCCACAATCTAGGCAGAGTTTCTCGGTTGGAGTGTCGGCGACTGGCGCTGGCATGGGCATTCCGCGCCTCCGCCGTTGCTGGTAGTGATAGATGCACAGGCCGTGAGAATGTGCGTCTTTGTTGCATACGGGGTCTAGCGCATCTGCAAGTTGAGGCTCCCGGCAGGGCTTGGATGGCTTCAGGCGATGCTTGGGGTTATCAGCGAAGTCCCCAGCCCGTTTGTGGGTCATGTAGTGGCTACGACAGAAGCCGCGGGAGTGGGCGGGATTGTCGCATCCGGGCTCGGAACAGGTATGCTCAGGCACGTCGGTTCTCCTTGGTAGGACCGGCTGGGCCGGGAGCGTTCGTGCGCTACCCGGCCTCTCAATTCTATCCGAGACCGTGAGCCTTGGCTGTCTCCGAAATTGAGATATTCGGCCCTGGTCCCAAGGGTCCCACCGGTCCTACGGGACCGACTGGGATCTCTGGGGCCACGGGCGCGTCCGGTACAGGCCCAACAGGAACAACTGGACCCGTAGGACCCACGGGGTCCCAGGGCACTCAAGGCGTCAGCGGCCCTACTGGCGCTATCGGGCCAACAGGGAGTCAAGGCGCAACGGGACCCACAGGGCCTCAAGGGTCTCAGGGCGTCGCCGGATCCACAGGAGCAACCGGAGGCCAAGGTCCGCAGGGACCGGTAGGCCCAACAGGGGCCACGGGTGCCCAAGGTGCAGCGGGTACGACTGGCCCGACCGGGCCCACGGGGCTTCAGGGCCCGGCGGGTGTTACGGGACCAACTGGTAGCACCGGTCCTCAAGGGATGCAGGGCGTGGCGGGTTCCACTGGAGCCACTGGCCCGACAGGTGCTACCGGAGCCACAGGAATCCAAGGCGTTGTCGGGCCTACCGGGGTACAAGGCATTCAGGGAGTAGCTGGCCCTACGGGTAGCACTGGCCCTACTGGAGCCGACGGGGCTGTCGGACCAACTGGCGTGACCGGCCCCACGGGAGTCACAGGAAGTACCGGGCCAACGGGCAGTCAAGGAACCCAAGGGGTCGCAGGCCCGACAGGACCCACGGGTGCTCAGGGAGTCGCCGGGGCGGTAGGTGCCACTGGGCCGCAGGGCGTTACGGGTCCGACAGGCCCCACAGGGAGTCAGGGCATCCAGGGGGTGATTGGCCCCACGGGATCTACCGGCGCGACGGGTGCCCAGGGGATTGCTGGCCCCACTGGCAGCACTGGTCCCACAGGAACTACCGGAGTGACCGGACCAACTGGCGTCACGGGGAGCACTGGTGCAACTGGGCCAACGGGAAGTACGGGTCCGACAGGCTCTACGGGAGCCACGGGTCCGCTTGGGGCGGCTTCGGGGGATCTGGCGGGGGCGTATCCGGGACCGTCCGTGGCGAATCCCCTTGCGGCGTTGGTGGCGGGATTCAATCGCACGGGGATCGTGTCGGGATGCGCGGTTACGCAACATGCCCTCGCTGCGCCTACGTTCGTGGCAGAGGTACATACGATCTTCGCCGCCAGCGGCTCCAAGACCCTCACCATCCCGGCCTCGGTGCAGGTCGGGGATCTGCTGATCCTGGTGGCGCTCGCTTGGAACTCCTCGGTCCCTTCCACTCCATCCGGCTATGCCTCTCTCGACAGCGGCACAGGCTCGGGCACCGTGACGTGCGGATTCGTGGTGTGGACCAAGACGGCCGTATCGGGTGACACGGGAGGGGCCGCAACTGTGTCTGCCACCTTCTCTAGCGGATCGGTCTTTGCCCTCCTGGCCTACCGCAATGTCGGATCAACGGTTGAGGCCAAACAGGTATCGGGCAGCGACGGCGGGACAGTCACGGCCCCCAGCGTCACCACCACGGCCGCCAACTCAACCGTGGTGAGCCTCTTCGCCTCGGCCAACAACTCGCAGGGCACCGAGACCCTCACTCCCCCGGCCACCAACCGGGTCAGCCTCACGGGGAGCAGCTCGTTCGCCGGCTTCGCCGCCTCCGATACGGCACAGGCTGCCGCCGGGGCGTCGGTGGCTCAGACCTGTACGGTAAGCCCGAACGCCTCGTGGGTCGGGGTGACCATCGCTCTTCAGCCCGTGTCGGGTGCCAATATGACTGTGGATGTGGCGTCCGGTACGGCGATGGTGAACGCAAGTTCGGTGGCTGTCTCCACCACAACTAGCGTCTCCATCACGGCTGCGGACGCCACGAATCCACGCTTGGACCTCGTGACGGTGGATTCCGCTGGGACGGTGGCGGTGGTCACGGGCACGCCAGCCGCAATACCTGCCTACCCGGCGGTGCCAGCGAACAAGGCCGTGCTGGCGGTGGTGTCTGTGGCTGCGAACGCTTCGTCCATCGTCACGGCCAACATCACGGATCTGCGAATCACGCTCGCTCTGCCGCCCACGGGATACGGTCTGGTCGCCTCTCGCCCATCGGCCACCGCGGCGGGGGATCGATCCATCTGGTACGCCACCGATACCTCTCCGCCCGTGCCGGCTCAGGTGGAGTCCGGAACGTGGGTACCACTGGGGGCCGCCACTCCTGTCTTCGACTTCCTGTCTGCCTATACCCTGTTCCGCTAGGAGGCGCCCGTGTCCACAGAGAGCGTCATCGACACCACCGGAGGCCCGAACTTCGGCCGGATCCCGGTCATGGGGTCATCCGCCGTCTCGGCCACCGCCGACACCTCCTACACGGCCCCGGCCGTCGCGGTGACGTTGCTCGGCGCTCAGTCACCGCGTCAGGTGACGGATGGGGTCACGACCTCCGGCTCCACGACCGTCACCTCTGCAACCCTCGGAGCCAACTCGGGCGACATCGGCCGGCCAATCTCGCATGCAAACCTCCCGACGGGCACCTACATCACCAAAGTCGCCTCCGCCACCTCCGTCACCGTTTCGCAGCCCGCCACGGCCAGCGGCACGGGGCTCACCCTCACGCTCGGGGGCGGTATCGGGACTCAGGTGCTTGAGTACGGAGCCATTGGCATCGGCACCACCACAGCCGTGCTGGCAGGCGAGGTCAACCTCTTCACGTACGACGGCACCACCTACCACCTCGAGGACCAGTTCACCTTCGTCGCAGGTTCGGGCTCCACGACGGCCGCCCAGCAGCGCTTCGCTACCCGCCCCCCGTATCTCCTCCTGCCCCCGGGGTGGCTGCTCGTGGCGACGAGCATGGTGGCCTCTCAGTTGGTCAGCGCCTTCGGGCGGGGGATCAACTTCTGATGCCAGGCGTCCTGCTCGGTCTCGGCCAAGGGCCCGTCCCTGATGTGGCAATCGGAGACGCTGGGCAGACCGGGCTTATTACTGCTGGCGGACGTCGAGAGGTTCCGTTCTCCACCACCACTAATCAGGCGGTCTGCGTCATCGACTGTTCCAACTACCGCTGGATCGCGATCCAATTCACAACCTTCGGTGGTGGCACCGCTTCGTTCCAAGCATCCAACGATGGCGTCAACTGGAACGTACTCCAACTCGGGTTGACTAACGCCGCCATCGCCGGGAATACCGCGACGGCAACCGGAATGTACGCCGGCCCCCTGCATTGTCGGTACTTCCGTGTCAACGTCACCGGCATTAGCGGGACGATAGCCGGAGTCGCTGAGTTCTTTGCCATTGCGGGTGTGCTTGCCAACCAGACAGGCAACGTAGGCATCAATGGCAACGTCACCATCCAGGCGGCTAGTCCAGCGGATGGCGTCACCGGCAACGGCACGAGTGCTCCCAGTTTCGCTCCTCTCGTATTCAACGGCGCCACATGGGATCGACCACGCACCCCCACAACCTTCAAGTCTGCCAGCATCACCGCCTCCGGCAACACAGCCGTCTGGACCCCCACTTCTGGCAAGAAGTTCCGCCTCATGCGGTTCATCGTCATGCTGACCGCCGACGCTGCAACCTCGGGCGGGGCGGAAATCGACATCACCTTCCAGGACTCCACGACCGATCTGGGCTTCAAGGCGTCCTGCTTCGTCCCGGCCGTGGCGGGCACGGCGTTTGGGAACGGGTTCTCGAGTGGCTGGATCGACTGGGGCAACGGGAAGTTGAGCGCGTTGGCCAACAACGTGCTCAATGGGAACTTGTCGGCAGCACTCACGAGCGGCAAATGCACCATCCATGCTATTGGAACCGAAGAATGACGACCATGCCCACCATCAAGGAAATCACCGATCTTGGCGACGACCGTATCCGTGTGACTGTTCTGCGTGACGACGGGTCCGAGGTCAGCGGTGAGGGATGGTTGAGCGCCATCTTGAATCACTACGATCCGGAGAGTTATGGGCCGGATGGGCACCTGCGACCTGATGCTGCACCCAGAAGGATGACACCCGATGAAGTCACGGACTACCTGCTGAGCCTCGTTGCTTCACCACAGGCACAGATCCTCTCTGTTGACGATCTGACAGGCATCCCCAAGGAACCATGACCTGTCGCATAGCGGTCTACACGGTGGCGCTCAACGAGGCGCAGCATGTCGCCCGGTGGGCGCACGCGACACGGGATGCCGATTACCGCCTCGTGGCCGACACGGGATCAACGGATGGCACTGTGGATCTGCTGGATGATGAGGGAATCAGCGTGTTTCCCATCACGGTCAGGCCGTGGCGGTTCGACACGGCCCGCAACGCTGCACTGGCTCTCCTGCCCCCCGACATAGACCTGTGTGTCTCGCTTGACATGGATGAGATCGCCCAACCGGGATTCTTCGACGCCATCCGGGAAGCGTGGGAGCGCGAGCGGTTCACCATCGCTCGGACCTGGATTGACACGGGCTCATGGTGGCGGTGTGAGCGGGTCCATGCCCGTCACGGGGTCCGGTGGGTCATGCCGGTCCACGAGGTTCTCCAGCGCTACGACGGCACGCCTGAGCGGGTAGTGGACGTGGAAGCCACCATCCTGCACCGTCCCGACGACTCCAAGCCCCGGACCAACTACCTGCTGCTCCTCGAGCTCGCCGTGAAGGAAAACCCCTACGATACCCGCATGTGGACCTACCTCGCCCGGGAGCGGTGGTTCCGGGGCGACCAGGACGGGGTGCTGCGAGCGGCTAGAACCGCCCTGTCACTCCCGGGATGGCCTCCTGAGCGGGCAGCGCTATGCCGGTGGGCCGCCAGCGGGGAACTGACAGAAGAGTGGCTGATACGGGGGACTATTGAGGCACCGAACGAGGCCGAGGCGTGGTACGCGCTGGCCCGTTTCCACCATGACCGGTCCGACTGGTCGGGGTGTCTCTCCGCGGCCAAGCGGGGACTGGAGTGCCCGCTGGCGGCCCACTACCTCACGGACCAGGGCGTTCGGGCGTGGGGTCTGCACGACCTGGCGGCTATCTCGGCGCATCATCTCGGCGAGAGGTTCACTGCTCTTGTCTGTGGTCGGGCGGCACACAAGGCCAACCCTACCGATGGGCGACTGGCGAACAACCTGAGCCACTACGAGGCCGCCATGTCCGAGAGGCCGCGTGTGGGGATCGTCATACCGTGCTGGAACGCCTGGGAGCACACACGAGCCTGCTTGGAGTCCCTCCAGCCCACGCTCAGGCAGGATGACCGGGTGGTGGTGGTGGACAACGGTTCGCGGGATAGCACCGCCTACGGGCTTGCGTGGATGCTGGGGCGCTGGCCCACTCTCGACGTGCTCACCCGCCCGGATAACGAGGGCTGGGCAGCAGCGTGCAATAGGGGAGCACTCTGGCTGGCGAACGAATGCCCGGTCCTGATCTTCCTCAACAGCGATACGCTCGTCTCCCCCGGCTGGCTGGACCGTCTGCTCGCTCCACTCGCTGATGCTAGCGTGGGAGCGGTGGGGCCTCGGAGCAACGCTGTCAGCGGTGTCCAGCAAGCCGACGACCTGACCGGCTACGACCCCGGGAGGCTCAGGGAGTGGGTCGACGCCTGGACTGCTCGTCACGGCCTCGCCACGACCGACACGGAGCGCCTCGTGGGCTTCTGCCTCGCCGTTCGGGCAGAAGCGTTCAACGTCGTGGGCGGCTTCGACACGACGCTCGGCCTTGGGGGCTACGACGATGACGACCTGTGCCAGCGTCTCTCCGAAGCAGGATACCGACTGGTCGTGGCTCATGGCGCATGGGTGCATCACGCCTGCCACGCCACCTACGAGGCCAACGGGCTGAACCTCGGAACCTTGCTGGCCGAGTCGGGGGAAGCCTACCGGGCCAAGTGGGGCAGGTCATGATCCAGGTGGCGCAGGGCGGCACCGCGACCCTCCGGGCCAACTACCGGGACGGGAATGGGGACGTGGTGGACCCCGTGAACCCGCGGGTATCCATTCTGGATCCTCATGGCACGGTCATCGTGGGGAATGCTGTCCCGACCCGGCTTCCCTCCGGCACCTACGAGTACGACTATGCGGTGGCGTCCAACGCGCTGCTGGGAGACTGGTCCATCCAGTGGTCCGGCCAGGTCAACGGTGTGAACGTGGAGGGGACCGACACCTTCCAGGTCGTCACCCCCGGCAGCATCGTGCCCCCTACCGCGCAGGGAGCCCAGACCCCGCCGTGCTCGGTCTACACCAGCGAAACTCAGGTGCGGGCTTTGGTCGCGGGGATCGATCCGAATGCAGACCTTACCCAATGGATTGTGGCGGCGTCCCAGATCCTGTGGACGCTGACTGGACGGCAGTACGACGGCCTCTGCACCGCCACCATCCGGCCCTCGCACGAAGTCTGTACCTGTAGTGGAGGGTGCTCGGCTCATTCCTGGGGCTGGCCTGGGCTAGGGGGCTTTTGGGGCTACGGGGGAACATTCCTGATCGGCCCCCCTTGGGGGGGGCTCGGATACGGCTGGGGGAGCCAGGGCCAGATCCTGGGGTGCTCGTGGGAGATCCTGCTGGGGTCAAACGCCCGGGAGATCACGAGCATCAAGATCGACGGGGTAGAGGTCGATTCCACCACCTACCGGCTTGACCCCGGGGGCAGGCTGATCCGGGTCCAGCCGGATCCCAACGGAGTCCCGCTCTGGTGGCCCTGCTGCGAGTCACCGGCGGCTCCAAGCGGAGCGCCCGGAACCTTCGAGGTCACGTTCACCTACGGGTTCGACCCGCCTCAGATGGTGGTGCTGGCCGCAGCCGTGCTGGCCGGCGAGATGGCGCTCGGGGCCAACCCCTCAACCGCCGCGGTCTGCAAGCTCCCCCGCCACGTCCAAACCATGACCCGTCAAGGTGTGACTGCCACGTTCGTGACCGACGTGTCCACCATCCTCGACAAGGGCTATACGGGCATCCCCATCGTGGACCAAGCCATCGCGGCAACCAACATCAACCATCTCAAGAGGCGGGCGAGGGTGCTCACGCCCGATTTGCCCCCGCACCGCCTAATGAAACAGGGGCCATGAGCCTCTCTTTCGCCGAGCAGCTCACCCAGCGCATCCGGTTCGTGGAATCCCAACGGGCAGGAAACGCACGGGAGGCCCTTGAGAACAGCCTCAAGCGTGCCGCTCCCGTGGCTCAACCCCGGCCGTTCCAAGCCCATGAGCCCGGGATGCTGCGGGACTCCATATCGGTCTCGGTACGCCTGCTAGGCGACAGGTTCGTCTTCCGGGTGATCGCAGCGGCTCCCTACGCCTCGTTTACCCGGGGAACCAACGCGTTCTCGTGGGTGGTGAACCGGCCCGTTTCGGCCAGTGGCCGTCCTGGGGCAGTGCGATTCTTCTGGACCAGAACGGGCAATATTGAACATCGTCCCACGGGGTGGGTTATCAACAATCCTGGTGTTCCAAGGAATACCTGGTGGGATGATGTTTTGGCTCAATTCCCTGACATCCTTGAGGCGGCGGGGTGACCACTGTGGCCGAGGTGGCACAGGACATCCTGGACTTCGCCGTCGCGGCCCTCGGCCCGCGGGCCCCGGTTCGGCAATTCCTAGCGGCCGGAATCGTGGCGTATGACTGCGAGCAAGTGTCAGTTTCGTGGGCGGCGAGAGGTCTCTACCCGTCCGAGACCTTCCCTGCCGCCACTACATTGCCAGCCAAGCGGCCGTTGGTGACGGTGACGGACTTCCTCCTCGAGACCGTCCGGTGCGTCCCCAACATCAACTCGGAAGCCGAAGCGTTTCCCGATCCCATCGACCTCACCATGACGGCTATCGAGATCATGACGGACGGGGAGACGCTCTACTGCGCCCTTGTGGCAGCTATGCAGGCCGGGACGTTGTTCGGGGGCTGCCGGATGGCAAGCTTGGGCGGAGCGGCCCCGTACGGGCCGAGTGGAGGGATGGGAGGGGTGCGGGTGCCGTTGAGCGTCCAGGTGGGCTGCGAACCCCCACAGGGCAGCTAGGAGAGGAGGCAGCATGGTTGACAGGGACACACCGCCAGGAGACGAGTTTTCGCCGAACCCAAACGGCACTATCAGGATCTGCATCGGGGGGAAGTGCGCCACTTGGCGATGCCCCACCGGGGGGATACTGCGTAAGGCGTACGAGGGGCTCTACGGGCTTGACGAGGCCCGGGATGTTTTTCAGGCGGAGATCGACGCTGAGGCACGGACAGCCTACCGGGAGGCCAACGGCAAGGATCTTCCCGCCGACGTGGAACCGGAGTTGTCCCCTCGCCAGCGTTACCGGATCCACATGGCTGCTCTCGACCGGCGAGGGGAGTGGGTCATCGACCTCTGGCGGGCAGTCTGCACCAAGGAGCCTCCCACCCTAGATGAACTGCCCCCGTGGATGGAGACCACCTCCTTTGCCAACGAGGTGCTGAACCACTGGCAGACGGTCCCAAAAGCGGTCTCTTCGTCCCGCTAGCCGATGGTGAGACGCCTTCGGAGATGTACCGGGTGGGCCTCGGCCAGATCGAGGCCCTCTACCGCGCTCTCTACGATCTCAAGGGCTGGACTCCCCGCCAGGTGGACGAGTGCGAACTCTGGGAGCTGGCCTCACTTCTCATCCGGGATGAAGCCAAGCTCAATGGGCAGCCAAGCCCACGCAGCGGTCTCACGGGTCGGGCACTCCTGGAGGCCCGGGTGCGGGCGGCGAAGGAAGGCCGTCCACCCCCCGAGTTCGGCCCTCAACCTAACCTCGTGAACTAGCCATTATGGCCTCTCTCTCCGAAGACCTCGAACTCAACATTAGTCCCGCGCTGGCCAGCGTTGAGCAACTGGCGAGTGCGCTGGATGCTGCCGTGCAGGCTGCGGGCGCGGGACTGGCAGATGCGCTCTCGACAGCCCTGGGGAGCATCGACCCGAACGCCCTCACGGCATCGCTGACCGAGGCTGTACAGGGAGCCGATACCTCTCTCGCTCTCGCCCCCGATACAGGTGTGTTGGAGTCGGCCATCTCCACGGCCGTTGCTGCGGCAGACACGACCGTGACGATCACGGGCGATGCCTCGGAGGTGACGAGCGAGATCGGATCGGCGGTGGAGGCCGCGCCCAGCACGGTCATGCTGAATGCGGATGGTACGGAGGTCACGGCAGAGGGTGACACGGCGGTGCAGGCCATCGACCCGACGATTGTGCTCCAGGCCGACACGAGCCAACTGGAGGCCGAGGGGAACGCCGCGACCCAGGCTGTCTTCGAGGCGCAGGTCTCCAACGTGGCAGCAGGAGTCGGAAACACGCAGGGCATCATCGCCAGCGGGGCTGAGGTGGCGGGAGTCACGGAAGGGGTCAACGCCCTCACCGGAGCCACCAGAGGGCTCGAGGTTGCCAACGCCGGGCTTGAGGGAAGCGTCGGAGGGGTCACAAGTGCTTTCGGTCCTCTTGGCGTGGCCATCGCAGGTGTGACGGCTATAGGAGCGGGATTCTTCACGGAGGCGGTCAATGAGGAGACCGCAGCGAACCGACTCAAGTTTGTCTTCGGGGATCTGACCGACAGCATCCAGCAGGTCAATGTACCAGCCAATAACTTCAACTTGACAATGCAGCAGATTGCTACCACGACCGGCGCGTCCCTTCCCGGCTTGGAGAACGCGGCTTCTCGGATCGGGGCTATCGGCAACTCGGCCGGTGCTTCGGGCCCTCAGATCGCCGAGACCTCTAAGCAGATCCTCGCCATCGCCACCTACCTTGCTGTGACGAACCCCGCTCTGGGCACGGCTGACCAGATCGCCAACCAGTTGACCAGTACCCTCCAGCGAGGTGGGCGGGCAGCGAGCATTTATGGTCTCTCGCTGCCCACGAAGGAACTCAACGCCCATGCGCAGGCCATTGCTGGGGCGGGCAACGCGGTCACTCAGTTCGACAAGATCCAGGCTGGGGCCTCGATTGTGTCTCAGCAATTGGGGACTTCACTCGGTACCGCCGTGACTCAAGGTGCCAATGAGGCCGCGCTGGCGCTGCCGAAACTGACTGAGGTGCTCAAGGAGACCGTGGCGGCGGTCGGGGCTCCTCTCATCGGCCCGATCACTCGGTTAGTCACCGAGCTTGCTCCCCCGCTGGAACAGATAGCCACCACCATCGGGCATCTGCTTGTATCGGCTGCTCCTCTCGGAGCCGTGCTGGGAATCATCCTCAAGGTGCTGGGGGATCTGATCTCTGTCATTAACGTTGTCCCGATTCCAGTACTAACAGCGGCCGTGACGGCACTCGGAGCGGCATTTGCCCTGAACGCCGTTGCCAACTTTGCTGCTGGCCTGTTCACCTTGGCGGCCAACGCAACGGCCGACGTAGGGGCCATAGGCCTCTTAGATGGGGCGGTGGGGGCCCTGACAGCGGAACTTACTGCCGCAGACTTTGCACTTGGTCCTCTTCTCTTGGGGCTGGGGGCCGCAATTGGATCTTTCGCTGGGGCCTCTGCCGCACTTAATGCCCTTCCCCATGAGTCTCAGGCAGCAGCGGATTCGGCTTCGCTGGCCGTGGCTGGGCTGACATCGAACACACAGCTTGCCACCCAGTCCGCCAGCCAACTCGTGACAGAGCAGGGCGCAGTGAACACCAAGTTGGATGAGACCCAGAACCGGCTGGCGAACCTGAGCAACGTGGACTTCATCATTGGCAGATTCACTGGGTCCACCCGTGACCTCCAGACGAATGTCAAGTCCCTCACGGCCGAGAGCGGAGCTATCAACGATGCCCTGAAGGCCACTTCAGCCGCGGCAGACGGGACGGGAGGATCTTTCCTCGCTGCGGGAGCGGATGCGAAGACATTCGGCGATGCCGTCTCCGCCGCAATCGGCAAACTGGATGACGTCGGAGCCGCTCTCAAGACCGTGGAGTCGGCCAATGCCTCCGCCATCTCAAGCGCCGTCGGCAAACTCCCCGGGGTAGCGGGCGTGGTCGGGGACATCGCCACTGCTATCGATACGGCCGAGAAGTCGACGGCCTCGGGGGCAAACGCGGCCGGGAACGCCATCGCCACGCAGGCCACCCACGCCAAGGATCTGCGGGACGCGCTCGCGGGGGTAAAGACCGCCACAGACGCTCTCAACCTGCTGCGGGCTGGCCCGACGGCGGAGGATGCGGCCAAGGCGGAACTCTCGGTTGCTCAAGCCTTCAGCACCACCCAGAGCGCGGCTCAGCGGGTTCTGGACACCGAACAGGCTCTCGAGGCTCTCCGGGCTGGCCCGACGGCTGCCAATGCCGCTCTGGCACAGGAGAACGTCTCCAAGGCCATCCTGAATCAGGAGAAGGCCACTCTTGCCCTGTCTGATGCTCAAGCCCGGGTGGATCAACTCGCCAAACTCTCCGGGGCTACGGATCGCCAGAAGCAGGATGCGCAGATCGCCCTACAGGAGGCCCAGTTCGGGCTGACCGATGCAACCCGTGCCCGGACGGATGCGGAGGCGGCACAGAAGAAGCTCACGGACGACTCCCTCGCGGGATCGAAGGCTATCACGACCGCCGAGCAGGCCCATACGGACGCGGTGAATGCCCTTGAGGCAGCACAACTGGCCCAACAGGACGCACAGGCTAAACAGACCAAGTTGTTCGCCGATGCCCTGCCCGGATCTGTCGCCTACACCGCAGCCGTCCAAAAGCTCGCCGATGCGGAGGACCACCTGACTCAGGTGGAGAACGCCTCGACCAGGAGCGGAAGCGCGGCTGCCAAGGCGAAGCAGATAGACACCTCGAACGCCGGGATCCTAGCCGCACTCTCCAAGAGTTTCGATGACACCCTCACCCTTGAGCAGAAGTTCTTCGACAACGTCGGCAAGATCAGCGGCGAGGGCGGCCAGGCCCTTGTGGACCAACTTATCGCGCTTGGTCCCAAGCAGGGAGCGGCCGAAGCGGCGGCACTCGCAACCGCTACGCCGATTGTGCTTCAGGGTATGGAGACGAAGGCTGAGAAGCTCCAGGACGCCGAACGTCTGCACGCCGACCAGATCGGTACGGCGTTCGGCGGGGCTCTGGACGCTTCGCTGATCCGCCAGTTCCAGACCGAGTTGACCAACGAACAACAGTTCTTCGCCAACGTGCAGAGGATATTCGATGAAGGCGGAGCGCAGCTCGCCGCTAGGTTGACAGCTCAAGGGCCAGCCCAAGCGGCAACTCTCGCCAAGGCCATCGCGGACGGCGGCCCGACGGTCGTAAAGGGGCTGGAGTCCGAGATTGACCAAGTCTCGGCAGCGCAGCAGAAGCTGACCGATGAGAACAGTACCCTTGGCAAGTCGTCCTCGGCACTGGGAGCCTCCATCGCTGCGGGTATCGCCAAGGGGATCACCTCCAATACGTCCACGATCTCGGGTGCCCTCGGCGTGACCCTTACGGACTCCCTTGCGGCTGCCAACAAGCAGATCGGAGCCAAGTCCCCGTCGACCGTGTTTGCTGAGGGCCCGGGGCGCAATATCGCCCTCGGTTTGGCGCTCGGCATCACGGACAACGCATCCGTGGTGTTCGCCTCCCTGAACGATCTCCTGGCGAGCACGGTGGAGGTAGCGTCGGGCGCTGTCTCCGCTGCCAAGCTTGTGGGTGCCGCGGGTGTAGCTATCCCGGCTGCTAGCTCAATCGCTCAGGTGCTGGTCGGGCCAGCCACGCCTTCCCCAGCGAACTCGGGTGTGCCCAGCATCGTGAACCACTTCAACCTTCCTCCGATCCAGGATCCGAATGCACTGGCCTTCGCCATCTCGACCCGCCAAGCCACTGCGGCGACACGCTGATGGAGCGCTACCTTGCCTTCGAGAACGTGGAAGTGGGTAACGCCGACCGGGTAGCCTCCTATCTCCGTCGTGGCCTTGCGGGATCCATAGCGGGTATCGTGGGAATCGGGGGATGCGACTGCACCGCCATGGGGGGTCCGTTCGTCTCTCCCCTCTCGGATCCAGCGCCCTGGTACTACTCGACCCGTCCCGAGTCGGTGGATTTCCTCGGCTTCCTCCCTGACCTGATCGACATACCTCCGGTGGTTGCCCGATCGGTCAAGGCACGGGCTGGGGGAGGACAAGTCCTGGGGCCTCTCGCCAACAAGGGCAGGACCGTGCTGGCCTCCGGATGGCTCTATGCAGCCTCCAAACAAGGCATGGACTACGGGCGGTGGTGGATGGACTTCACGCTCTCGGGCGGGAATATCATCGGCTTCCTCAATACCACGACGGTCCTATCGGCGTGCAACACTGCTGGGCGCAGCCCACTCCGGTACATGTTCCGCTCGGGAGTGGTGGATGGGGTGTTGGTCGCTCCCGTGGCGGGGTTACCGGAATCGTCCGTGCAGAAGGTCTCGTTTCAGATCGCCTCCGAGTTGGCTTATGTCTTCGAGGCACCGATTACGAAGGCGTCCGGTTCTCTAGCCTCGGCCACGCAGGTATGCGGCTCGTTCCTCGTGGACTTCCCCGGGAGTGCCGCTACCCGGATCACGCTCAATGCTGGCAACTCAGCCGACCTGACGACGACGGTCATTACCGCCATCGTGTCCTCGGGTTCGTGCCCCGGTGCCAATTCCCCGTTCCGCACCTGGACTGTTCCACTCGTGCCAGCCGGCAACACGCTTGTGATTGACGGAGTTTCTCGCAGTGTCACCGTAACGGATAACGCCACGGGAGAAGTGATTGGTGGGTTCGACGCCATCAACACGGCCGGGGACCCGTTCCTCTGGCTCGACATCGGCCTGAGTGCTACCGCGACCTGTATCTGTGTCACCCCGGGAACCGCGGGAGCGGGAGCGACCTACCTGCTCGAGCAGATCAACCGGGAGTTCTAGTGGTCACGCCTCTCGGCATCGGGAACTACCGGGTGTTCATCATGGACCACCCCGGCACACACATCCTCGCTGAGCTTCCCTTCTCCACTCTCACCTTCTCCTACCCGCTGAACGATGTGGGGATCGCCAACGTGAACGTTCCGATCACCGTCGACGCGCTGGAGTCCAACCCCTTCGCCGCAGTGATCCCGATCCTCGAGCCCTACGTCTACCAGCTCGCCATCTACCGCAACGACGCCGTGCCGGTCTGGTACGGAATGCTCACGGACCTCACCTATACCATCGACGCTCTCGCTATCGAGGCTCGGGACTACGCCCATATGCTCGAGCGACGGTTCTTCAAGACGGGATTCAACCTCACCGAAGACCTCGCTCTGATCTTCGACTCCCTCATCGGCGATGTGGTGACGACCGATACGACCTTCGGCTTCGCTGCTGCCAACACGGGGGTGAACAGCGGGATCGTGGGAAACAGATCGGTGAACGTGCTGGACTACAACCGGGCCGCCGATGCCTTCCGGGAGCTCGCCAGTAGCGGTGTGGATTACGCCATGTTCCTCAAGGAGATGCGCTACGGGGGCCGGATCACCATTCCGAACGCCATGTGCGTCCTCTACGATGATGCAGTAACCGATCCCTCCCTGAAACTAATGGGACTCAACCTCTCCACTCAGGTTGTGGTGAAGGGGGGAGGCTCTCCGCCTCCCATCGGGATCGCGTCTGTTCCTGGCCCCCCCACGGGGTTCGACACCCACGGACTGGTGCAGACGCAATACACGGACCTCACCGTCTTGGACGATACCTCGGCTGCTGCCGCTGCTGCCGTCAGGCTCCAGTTCTCCAATCCCACTCCGCACCAGTTAACGGTCACGCTTGTCACGGGGGCTCCCTTCACCCTGGAGGCGTACTTGACTGCCCTCACCCCCGGTCCCCGGATCGACGTGGCTATCCAGGTCGGCTACCGTTCTCTCTCTGCCCAGTACCGGCTACAGAAGATCGATGTGTCATCGACCGACACGGAAACGGAGAAGATCACCTTGACCCTCATTCCGCTGGTGGTTGTGTGAGCTTCACCGGGCTACCCCAAGAGTTCCCGGCCTATGTGGCGGCGCTTGAGCAACGTATCCGGGCGCTTGAGAGCCGCACGGTCTCCTCCACGGGAGGCGCTCACTCTCACAACGGATCTGGGACCAACTCAACCATCGTGGCAGGCCAGGCGGATGCTGTTGCTCCTGTTGCCTCGGGTGAACGTTCGACTGCTGGCGGGGATGGTGCGATTGCTTCGGCAGACAGGGCTACGGCCTACGGGGCCGTCTCGAATGCGTTGGCCGTCGGAACCTTCGTCGGGGGGTTTGGAGCCTATGCGGATCAAGTGGGCGGAGTGTCGGTTGGCGCTGCGGATGGTCTCGGGGCTGGATCACCGACCGTCGAAGCTCCGGAGGGAGTGAGCATCGGCACTGCTGCTCACGTCAACACCGGACACGACGCATCGGTAGCGTTGGGCTACTTCAGCAACTCCACCGGCTCCTATCAGATCCAACTTGGTTCGGGCTGGGGAACGGGTGGGCGGGCCGGGATCGCTCCCCACCGTGCGCTCATCGGTGCTCCCAACACGGCCATCGCTGATGCGGATCTCGTGGACGGCCAGATCAGTTTCTACCTGGACGAAGGGGGCAACACCCTCACGGTCAAGGTCAAGTACTCGACCGGGACCGTCAAGACTGGGACGGTGGCGCTTGTCTGAGGAACGCTTTCTGTCTGGGCGGGATCTGGTGGTGCTCGCCCTCGGGACCTTCCGTGCAGTCCGGCTGCTCTCGAAGGATGACCTGCCTCCCGTAAAGGCCATGCGGAACCGCTTCATCGCTTGGGTGGGAAAGGACTCATCTCTCGTCACCGAGGAAGATGGTGAGTGGGAACTCTGCCCGTGGTGTATCTCGGTTCACGTAGCATGGGCGCTGGTGTGCCTCGCTACCCGCAAGCCCCCGTGGCGGCTCGGCTTCCGGGACTGGATGCTGGTGGGGGCTCTAAGCGCCTCCACGGGCCTGCTGAGCACGGTCGACAGTGCAATGGGGCGACTCGGGCAGATGTGAGCAGGATCGTGGGAGACTGAGGACATGCCCATTCTGGTAGTGGATGTCTTCGAGGGCAACGGTCAGATCGACTGGGCCACAGTCAAGGCAGCGGGCGTCTCGGCCGCCATTCACAAGGCGACTCAGTACCGGGTGGATGCTCTCTTCACCCAGCACCACGCGGACATTCCCGGCGCGGGACTGCACCACGGCTGCTACCACTTCATGGCCTACGACGTGCCGATTGCCCAGCAGGTCCAGTTGTACACGGGCACCATCGGGACCCCGGGATGCTTCGGGTGGGTGATTGACTTCGAGCGCTACAACGGCATGCTGCCGACGCCGGCTCAACTCTCTACGCTCCTGAGCCTGCTGCCCCCCGGTCCGGTTCTGCTGTATGGCAACAAGGGAGACCTCGCCACGCTCGGGACAGCCTTCAACGGGAAGGTGAAGGTGTGGCTGGCCGACTATGGGGTGAACGACGGCAAGCCCCACGGTGATCCCGCGGTGGTCCGGGCCTCCACCCAGTTCCCGGCCTCGGATGTGCTCCTCTGGCAGTTCACGTCGAAGGGTGCCGTGGATGGGATCGGGGGCTACGTGGATGTGTCCATGTGGCTCGGCACCGACGCCGAGTGGGCTGCCTACGTGGGAGAGTCTCAACCTGTGGTTCAGCCTTCGGGAGAGGAGGACTACGTGCTTAGTTTCGTCCATCCATACGACGGCCCGTGGAAGGGCTACCAGTACCGTACCGACCCCTCCGGGGCGGTCTACGTGTTCGACGCATCGGGCCACCCGGACGGGAATGCCCAGACCTACTTCGGGGGCCTGAACACCCACGTTGGGGATTGGCATGCTGGCGCTGGGCAGCCCAACGGGCCACCGTTCATGTTCGGCCCGCTCCCCGACGGCAATTGCTACTACTTCGTCACGCAGGACGCCGCGGGGCAACTCCACTATTACGGGCCGTTCGGCCCCAAGCCCGGAGCAGTCCACTCCTAGCGAAGTAGTCGGGGCTACGCCGCGGGAGGCTCGAAGCGGGTCTCCACGTCATCGAGCCAGCGCCGGAGTTCCTCCAGGTCGAGCCAGATCCCGGCTCCACCTTGAGGGGCCGTGGTCCAGCGCTTCCGCCCTCGCCGGATGGCCTCTCGCAGCCCCATCACCTCCCCGGGCGGGAAGGGATCAACCAGATCCCGGATGCGGTGCAGCGAGAGGCCGAGGTCCAGCAGGCGGTGGATCGCCCTCGCCAGGAGAAGGTCTCCGCTGGAGTAGAGCCGCTGGGAGCCGGAGCCCTGAGCCTCGGCGACCGACGGCCGCAAGATCCCGGTTCGAGCCCAATAATCCATTTGGCGGTAGCTGATCCCTGCGAGGCGACACAGGACCGGTCCCCGGTAGATCCCCGGCTCGGGCCTGCTGAGAGTGCGAATGTCCACACTTGGCATTCTAGAGTGCCTGGCCAGCATTGCCCCGGAATGTCGGTCTCTAAGTCGCTTTGTCTACAAGTCTCCAATGGATGGCCCTGGGCACTCCGGGCACTACCTCGCCTATGATGTGTAGGGATGCGTCGAGATACCTACATGATGGCGCCAAATAGATTTGTAGACAAGGGGATACAGGATGCCAGGAGTAGATTTGTCGACAAGTAGCCTCCTGGTTTCCACGCTCACGGACCTACAGCGCAGGGTGCTCCGGGCCGTGGCGGACCCGGGCGTGGAGCACTTCGGCACGGCCTTGGCACGGAGCGCCGGGATCAGGGCAACGAGCGTCTACGTGGTCCTGCGACGGCTGGAGGATCTGGGGCTCGTGCGGGAGACGTGGCTCGCGGAGGCCGAGCCGGACGCCAGAGGGCATCGCCACCGACGGGCCTACACGCTCACGGAGTACGGGGTGGAGCAGATCGATTTGTCTCCAAGTTGACCGAATCGTTGCGACTGATTACCATTACGCGCCATGGATGAGGATTGGTTGTCGTCCCGGGCCACAGCGAAGCGGATCGGCGTCCACGTGGGCACGCTCCGCAGGTGGGCCAACGAGTCACCGCCGCCGGAGGATGTTGCGTTCCAGATGCGTGGCAAGCTCTGGCGCTGGACCCCCGACATGGAGGCCATACGCCGGTGGGTGGCGGGATTGAGCCGAACCCCATGATCGTCCCAGCCGGAATCCCAGCCGCCCGAAGGAGGGCCCCATGATCCATCTCGTTGCAGCCTTGCCCAGCGTCCCCATCCACTGCGGGGCGAACCAGTTGATCAACGACGCTTGGTGGGTCCTCAAGGGCCTGATCACCCTCGCCTGCCTGGGCTTCGTCCTGTGGACCGGCGTCACATCCAAGCCGAAGTGGAGTTTCCTCCCCCTGATCGGAGCCCTCGCCATCTCGGGCATCGTGTTCTACTCGACCGTGCTCGGGGGAGTGTTCACCCTCGGGAACTCGGCCCAGCAGACTCTGACCTCCGCTGGCTTCAACGCCCAGCCGACCGACTTCGGCGCTCCCACGGGTTGCTGAGATGAGCCATGGTCGCAACTGGACCGAGGCCCTCCGCTTCCCGCTGGTCCTGGGCAAGCTGGGGCGCTGGACGATGCCGTTCACCCTCGCTCTGACCCAGCTCGCAGCCTTCATCGGCTCCTTCGTGGCGCTCCTGGTGACTCGCAGCGCCTGGGGGGCGTTCCTCCCCGGCATCGCCCGCCTGACGATCCTGATCGCCGTCCCGAGCACGCTCGCTTGGGCAACCCGCTACCTGCGCCTTGAGGGCAGGGGACTCGCCGGGATCCTGGTCGGGTACGGCAGCTACTACCTCTCCCCGAAGCGGGGGATCTACAAGGGCCGTCCCTACCGCCAGCCACGGGGGCAGGCACATCACGCCCGGGGTGAGCGTCGGCACCGCTTGGCCTTCCGGAGCGCCGCGTGAGGGGTTGGATCGCAGTCGATCTGGACGGCACCCTCGCCGAGTACCACGGGTGGAAGGGGGCACTCTCT